CTCCATTAACGAGGCACATGCTATCGGTGTTGCTTACACCAATGGTGATGCTGTTATCTCAGCTGATAAAAGTACATCAAGTCAGCAAGGTGTCGTAAAGATCTCTGCTCCAGTAGTTACTGATGGCAACCCCATCACGCTGACAAGACCAGCAGATGGAGAGATTGAGCTAACTATTGCCAATGGCAGTATTGACGTCCAGAAGATCAAAGGTCTAGATAAAGCAGAGACTTCTGAGTATGCGTCTAATTGGACTGGTGACGATGATCAGGTGGCAACCGTTGGTGCACTTGAAGCACGACATGATGTTGTTGTAGGAACTAGCCAGCCCACTTCAGCTCAAGTAGGTAAGCAATGGCTTAACACCACACCTAGTAATCAAGAACACCGTATTTGGGATGGTAGTAGCTGGCGCATTGTTGCTGTCGGTCAACCTTTTAGCCCTACTACAGCCACTATTATTCGTTATGTAGATGCTACTAATGGTAGTGATGCAGCTGATGTAACAGGTTTCCTTCCTCAAGCACCGTTGCAATCAATCAAACGTGCTGTTGATCTAATCAATACTAATAGTTCTGATGGTTCTTTAGTTGTTGTTGCTCCTGGTGTATACCAAGAAACACTACCTATCCAGATCCAACGTAATAACGTTTCTATTGTCGGTCAAGCATTGCGTAGTTGCTTTGTACAGCCTACACAGGCTACAGAGACCAACACAATGTTTGAGTGTAACTCTGGTACGTTGCTAGCTAACATGACCTTTGTAGGTCTTAAGGCAAGCGGTACGCGTGGTAATAGCGCATATGATAGTGATTCTACTTATGGTCTACCTGAGAACCAGGGATGGGCTTGTGCATTCTATGCTGGCGCTACGATTAAGAAGAGTCCTTATATTCAAAACTGTACTAACTTTACTGATTCAAGTATTAATAACTCAGTTAAGTATGACCAGACAAACCTACCTGCTGGTGGTTTAGGTGGTGATACAACATCTGCTATGTCAGGTGGTGGCATCCTTTGTGATGGTTCTGTACCTGCATCTAGCAGCCCATTGCGTAGCTTTGTTGTAGATAGTTTTACGCAGGTGTGTCTCGATGGACCCGGTATTCTCTGTACAAACTCTGGATACGCGCAATTAGTTAGTTTCTTCGGAACGTTCTGTCATTATCACGCTAAAGCACTTAATGGTGGTCAGCTAAACCTTAGTAACTGTACAACTGACTTTGGTCGTTATGGATTAATTGCTAACGGTAGAAGCACTACTGCACAAATCACTGGTTCTAGTGTTGGCACAGCAGCAGCGGCAGCTACTTCAGTTGTTGTTGATGGTCTAGCAGCACAAGGTGGATTCTTTAGTAATCAGCCTGGTTCAACAATGATCATGGAAGTTGGTGGTAATGACTACCAGATTCTTGATGCTTCACAGGTGTCAGGCAACCAATGCACAATTAATGTTTATCGTGCTACCAATGCTGACCCTAATACAAACTTAGGTCTTGTTGCACAGATTAATAACAACACGGCTGTAAGTTTTAAACTACGGTCTTACATCTCAACTGGTGGTCACACCTTTGAATATTGTGGTAGTGGTACTGATTATTCTGCTCACCCTGATTACGGCGGTCAAGCTGTAGAAGCAAATCAAGTTGTTGAACTTGGTGGTACTGGTTCTAGTGACGCACAGATTTATAACCGAGGAAAGGTCTGGCAATCATCAACAGATGAAAATGGACTGTTTAAGGTTGGTGACAAGTTTAAGGTAGACCAACGTAGAGGTACTATTACTCTTGATGGATTTACTGTTGCAACTGAAGTTCTTAGTGATACAACGCCACAACTTGGTGGTGATTTAGATCTTAATTCAAATAATATTACAGGTACTGGTGACATTGCCTTAAATGGTGATATTTCAGTGACAGGAAAGATTTATGTTTCGACTCAGGTTGGAACTGGTCCAACTATTGATAATACTGGTAACCATACGTTAAAGATTAATGCTTATGGAAACGGAGGCATCGAATACCAAGGTCTCTCACACATCTTTAAAAATAATACAAGTCTGGAAGTTGCAAGATTTACCAACAACGGTTTTATTGGCATTGGTGAAAGCAGTCCAGCCGACAGGCTTCACGTAAAAGGTAATCAAGCACATATACAAATCGAGAATACAAACGGGAACGGAGCAGGTGGACTCAAATTTAATTCTAATAGCGCTAAAATTGATTTCCACAGCCCAGATAGTTCGTTCAGGTTTTTTCATACTGGAACCGAACGCCTGCGTATTTCTAGTAATGGCAATCTTGAACTTGGTGGTGACCTAGACGTTAGTGGTCAAAAGATTGTAAGTGTCAGCAACGGCGACATCGTCCTTGAACCTAACGGCACTGGCAACGTAACCCTTACTGCAACCTCATCTCTGGTTCTACCAGTCGGTACTGCCGCTCAACGTCCTGGCACTGCTGCTAAAGGTATGGTCAGGTTTAATGACGACAGCGATAAGTTTGAGGGTTATGACGGCACTAACTGGGGAAGCTTGGTTGATGGTGATATTGGCACTGCGCCTGAAAATATTCCTATTAATGGTTACCTAGGCAAGCAAGCATTTGTCGATGAAGTAGGTACTTTACGTCCGTACTTCCCTACTGGAAGCTTCTACTCAGCCCCACAAGATGGTGGTGACATTCAGTTCAGGTATGTATCTGACACTTCAATCAAGATCATCATGAAGGGCTTAGACGGCACCATTCGTTCAACAACACTGACGTTAAGCTGATGAGTATTTATCCAACTATGCGTCCAGAAATAACCCTGGACTTTGCCAACAGTCGTAAACTGGATCCTCGGATCACGTTTAGTAGATCATCCACAGCTACTTATGTTGAGGGTGGTGTCATTAAGTATGCCGACGAGCATCAAGCTAGGTTTGAGGAGGAGGGTCTGCTGGTTGAGGAGGCTAGAACAAATAACACTCTATACAGTACATACGAAGCCTCAAACTACGAAATTACAAATGTTACTTCTACGACTAATCAGCTAGCACCTGATGGTACATCTACTGCTGTCCTACTAACGGAAAACACTGCCACTGGTAATCATCAAATTCGGAATAAATCGGTACAGACAACAACCAATGGAACTGCCTTTACGTGGAGTGTGTTTGTCAAGCCCAATGGTAGAACTAAGTTCCAGTTCTTTACTGGTTATACACAAACTACTGTTTTCGATGTAACAGCTGGCACTGTGTCACCTGCTGGTTCTGGAACAATTACAGCCTATACAAATGGATGGTACAGGCTGATTTCTACAAGTACTGCAATTGCGACTGGCAATATATATCAGTATCTACAATTAAAGAATGATTCTAATTTAAACAACTACGCCGGAGATGGTACGTCTGGCGCTTACGTTTGGGGTTGGCAGTCAGAAAATAGTGTTCCGTTTGCCACCTCGTACATACCAACGGCAGGCTCAACAGTAACTAGAGCAGCTGACATCGCTCAGATAACTAATGTTAACTTTAGCTCTTGGTATAACCAGAGTGAAGGTACTCTTGCTATCACAGCTAAAACTTACGACAACAACTACACTCCGTTGCCTCTTGCATTTATTCATCAAGATGGAAGCAATAGTTATCAATTTAATTATCAAAGCCAGACAACTTATTTACCAAGAGTTTCTGCTGGTAATTATGTAATTACAGTAGATTCATCTGCAAATTCAAGAGATAACTGCAAAATAGCTGGTGTGTACGGACCAAACAGTAGCGGCGATTTTACGGCAGCTGTCGGTGTAAATGGTAGCTCCTTTGAAAGAGCAAGCCCTTTAGTCCCGAACGTGATTGCTGCCACAAGCTTAAAGATAGGTAGCAACCACGGAAATACTCTTTATGCAAACACGACTATCTCCCGCCTCTCCTACTACTCCCGCCGCCTAACTGACTCTGAACTTCAAACACTAACCCTATGACGTATCCAACAATCATGCCAGCAATAACGCTGGACTTTGCTAACTCACAGCAGTTGGATCCTAGGGTTACGTTCAGTCGTGCTTCTGGCGCTACTTATATCAATAGTTCTGGCTTAATTGCTAGTGCTGCTGATCATGAACCACGGTTTGATCATGACCCTGTGACTGGTGAGTGCTTGGGGCTGCTGGTTGAGGAGGCTAGGGCGAATACAATGGTAAATAGTGATCTTAGTGGTTTAACTAACTATGGTTGTAGTACAGCAGCTTCCACTGAAGTCAACCCTGAAGGTGCAGCATCTTGCAAAAGAATACTTGCTGCTTCAGGATTTAGTTCTCCTGGTCACAGAATAACTAAAACAAGCTCTGGAACATCTGCAGACACTACAATGAGTGCCTTTGTTAAAATGGACACGCATCCGTATGTCCTAATTGGAAGTGGTGGTCAGGGCAGTGGTTATACCGCTGCTTTTAACATTGATCCAGCATTTACTGGGAATCGCCTGCTTGGTCAAAGTGGTGTAGGCACTCGCACCAACATTGGTGCTGGATATGAAAATTATCCGAACGGATGGTTCCGTATCTGGGCTTCAGGTACTACGACAGGTAGTGATGGTTGGTCTCTAGCTATCTCTCCTGATGCAGATACTCTAACTATTACTAATTGGAATGCAGCAGGGACAGAAGCAATCTTTGCACATGGTGGCCAGAGGGAGGTAGGTGTTCAGTTCCCCTCCAGCTACATTCCCACGTCCGGCAGCACTGTTACCCGCTCTGCTGACATTGCTCAGATGACCGGAGATAACTTCAGCTCTTGGTATAACCAAGGGGAGGGTAGCTTTATAGCAACAGCCGATAGGAAGGGCTTACCTTCTCTACAATTCACAGTGCTAACAACAAACGGATCTAGGTTGCCAGAATTTACCTTTAGGAGCAGTGGCACTGCTGCCATTTACTCTCCAGCTATTGGCTCCTATACAACGCCTGGTTCAGTATTAAAGGCAACCTTTGGTTGGTCCTTTGATGGCACCGGAGCATCAAGAGCTATAAACGGTGCTGGAGCTTCTGTGGCTAACACAAGTATTGCAGATACTAATACTGCCCTCTATTTAGGCAATTACTTAAACAATGCCACGTTGTACCGACTTAACGGACACATCTCCCGCCTCTCCTATTACAACCAGCGTCTTACTGACGCAGAACTTCAAACAATAACCTNATGACAACTACAACCTATTTTAAATTTGTTGACGAAGCTGCTGCNATTGCAGTACTACAACCAGAAGGGTATTACGTCCCTGAAGAAACAGTTGAAGAGGAAGTAATACCTGCTTACTACAAAACTGCTGACCTCGGTTGGGCAATGGATGTAGTCGGCACCATATATGAGCCAGGTACTTATGACGACGAAGGTGAAGAGATTACTCCTCCTGTTGCTTTGCCTGGTTGGCACATTAACTTTGCTGGTTCGTATGCAAACGGACTAGAAGCTTACAAAATTGAACCTACTTCACCTTATCGTAAATTCCTATGATTACCCTTATTCGTCCACTATTGTTTTCTTTCCTACAGTCTGATCGTGTCAAGTATTTGATTGTAGAAATGCTAGAGAAACTTGCTAAAACAACCGATAATGATATCGATGACAAAGCAGTTGAATTTGTCCGCAACGGTTTATTTCCGGTTAAGAAATGAACCTTGGGGAGCCACCACTGTTCCCCTCTATAACGCTCCCTGAACCGCTTCAATTACCTCCACCAATACTTGACATACCAAGAGCAGATATACCCTCTTACAAGCCCTTAGTGGTGCCTCCTAGCGACCTTAGGCCACCTCCGGGTATTAAGCCTGACGCTAAAGACAATCCAGCAAAGGCTGCACCTAAATCACCACAACTTCCACCAATACAACCACCAGAAGTACAAACATTTGAAGTACCTGGAACTGATATTGAAGTGCCTGTACCTAGTGGTGAAATTTTAGTCACTGCAGCTACTACAGCTTTTGTTTCAGTTGCAGCTACATTAATGGCTACTTCTTTGTTTAAACATTTAGTTAGTTTATTTAAACCTATACTTAAACAAGCATGGAACAAGATGAGAAAAAAGGAGGACTTATCAAGTTCATCGTCCTTATCTGGTCCGCCGGACTCTTAACTGCTAGTTATGCAGGCTGGATGGAAAAGATGGACCCTACTTATGTAGCCTCTATTTTAAGCGGTACTTTGGCAACGTTTTCAATCTCTAGGGAGAAGAACAAATGAAGAAATTAGTTTTGTTATTGCTGTTAGCTGCACCAGTGTCAGCNCAATCAGTTACACCTAATTTTACACAAGGTAGTATGCAATCTACTACTACTACAACTATTGATATTGACCGTACTATCGCAACAGAAGTGTACGGGGGAGATTACAAAGCATGGTCAGGAACCAACGTTACACCCAGTGGTTCAATCGACAACTCGGCAACAACATTTTCAGTGACAACAGCAGGCGATCCATTTCAACTGGAGATCGTAGACAGATCGGCGGGGATTATAGAAACTATCGACATCAACGAAACCATTCAACAAGTCTCTACTACTACTTCCTTGTCAGTCTTCTCGCAATAAGCCCAGCTTACGCAGAAGAACCAACAGTATCTAACACTGCAAACCCTGTAGCGGCTGCTACGGGTAACGTCACTAATCAAGCTGTGCAGTTCCAGAACAACGGAGCACCCTCTAGGCAAGTCTTTGCTGGTAGTAACTCCTGTAACGGGACAACAATGACATTCCAACCATTTTATATGGGTGGTGATGTACACACAGATGCGTATCAACGTACCCAAAACTTTGGTGTACAGCTTGGCTTTTCTGTACCGCTAGACGGTGGCATGGTTGAAACATGCAAACAGATCGCACGAAGGCATGAACAGAAGATGAGGTTGGACTATGAGCTAGTACGTGCTCTGAAATGTACAGAAATCATGAAAGCTGGTTTTACCTTTCGTCCTGGCAGTCGCGTAGAAGTGCTGTGCCACGACGTTGTACCTATTGTCTCGCTTAAATAATGGAAGCAGCTATCACTGCTCTCATCGCTTTAATTGGTGGTGGGGCAGCTTTAAATAATAGATTACACAACAGAATAAATAACGTGCATGACCGTATTAGTGGTCTTGACAGACGTATTGACGCTATTGAATTAAGTGTAGCGCAAGACTACGTATCTAAAGCTGACCTATCAGTAATGGTCCAACGTATGGAGGATCACATGGTACGTATCGAAAACAAATTAGATCAAATCGTATTGAGGAATTAATCATGGCTTACAAAAACAAGTTTCTACAAGATTATGCTAAGCCAGGTGAACACGGCTCGCCAAGAAACGAAAAGGAAAAGAAGGAAAAAATTCGTCAATCCAACAATCCAAAAACAGCTAAGAAAAAAGTAGACAAAAAAGCATTCGACAGTAACTTCTCATGACATACAAATTAGTAGACGTAACACGCGGCAAAGTACTGCAAGAGTTCAGTACAAAAGAAGACGGTGAAAAAGCTTTGCGTAGGCAATCTACAGACAACTTTATCCGTTTGGAATTAGTAGAAACTGCTAAACCTAAAGCAAAGGCTAAACCTAAAGCAAAATGACAAACAAGAAAGCAACTGAAGACCAGTTCAATGAGTTGCATAATCTTGTTACAAAGGAATTCCTTGCCCGTATTAAATCGGGTGAGGCTTCCACACAAGATTTAAAAGCAGCTTGTGACTGGTTAGCAAAGAATGATATTAGTGGTGTCGCCTTTGAAGGTAGCCCACTAGATAAGCTAGTTAGTATTATGCCAACTGTTGATCCTGAACTTGTACAACGGAGACTTTATGGCTCGAAGCTCTAACTATAGCGGAGCCAAATATGCTAATGGTAATTATAAATCTTACCAAAAGAAATATGATGGCTCTAAATTACAGATCTCTAAACGATCTTCATTAAATAAAGAAAACCGTAAACGTGGAACCTACGGTAACGGTGATGGCAAGGATGTATCCCACAAGAAAAATGGAAAGACATTCCTCGAAGCAGCATCAAAAAACAGAGCACGTAAAGGACGCGCATGACACCCTTACTTCCTACCCCTAAAGATTACCTCTACAACTTAATAGCCATGACCTCACCAGAAGCTAAGCGTCTGTGGAGACGCTCTATTAA